TTGGTAACAAACATCGTTATAATTGCTAGAGCAGATATTGTCCGATCATGGGTTTTTGCCCAATGAAACGGTTTTATACATAATGTATAGAGTAGTTATACTGAAACTCAGTGTACTAACCTCCTAATCAAGGAGAGGATCTTGGATTCTCCACCCTATCGCGGACTTCTTTAGAATATGCCTTTTTAAAAATCTTAAAGATTTTTAGGGTATTATCTATTTCTTTCCGGCGATCAACCTTACGGTTGGCAAGGTCATACTTCATCATTAAAGAACGTAAGTTCTTCAAATAATCCATATGATCTTGTAGATTCATGTTTTCTTCCTCTTCTGCAGTCGGGAGCTTCTTAAGATCACTTTCATTAGAGTCTTCTATTATTCCTTTAATAAAGGAGATAAGGGACTCAGAAGGATCTTTAGAAACCTTTTCTGCTGCTGCTACGTAACAAGAACGTAATCAAACGTCTGTTAGTTTAGACAGTAACATTTCAATCTGCATTACTACAGATTCAAAGTAGAAGGGATAACGTCATTGATACTCAGGGTTCACTTGCACAAGATCTTGTCAACCGACAGATCCTCGGTATAACAACCGACTAAGTGCAACATCTAATAGTTTCGGGACTAAAACCATATTTGTAATGGTTCGTCCTCTAACAATTAGAGGAGCCTTCATAGAATTAATGTACTGAAGTAAATCAGTTAGCACTATTTCCTGTTTGGTAACAAACATCGTTATAATTGCTAGAGCAGATATTGTCCGATCATGGGTTTTTGCCCAATGAAACGGTTTTATACATAAATTGAATAGGGCTATCTTTCTAGAAAAATAACCTTTATTCAGTATGAAATTGAAAATAGAGAGCGACCCATCAGTGATCCACTCTGAAACATAAGTTTCATAGGGATTGCTGAGACGTCCACTCCATGTAATGAAGTCCGTTTAGCGAACTCAACCACATCACTGTGGAAGCTCACAACAGACTTCTTTACATTTATTTCCATACCAATATCCTTACAAACTGAGAGGTATTCAAAAGCCACGAGATGATTGAATATGACGATATCGTCACCCAATATCTCGTAACCTTCGAACCACTTCCCAGGGTAAGACGCTCCAACCTTCAAGGCACAGTATTGCAACAACAAATGGTGGGTCAATGCCAGCATATTAAATGATGACAAAGCCCCCATTGGTTGTCCCACTGAGTACTTCACTGCACCCTCAGGAGTATACTTATTCATATGAATAATATACTCGCGAGAAGTGAGTAACTGACCCCAAGCTTTAGCAAAGTCAGCACCTAATAAAGGTGTGAGAACACTAACTTGGATAGCCAGAGGAAGTCTATCAGTGGCAGCAGATAAGTCATAGCCAAAAGAACACTTAGAAACCTTTGCTTTAGATACAGCCCTTTTAAAGGCTGCGTCTTGATCAAAAGTCCCGTCATTAGGTATCTGCTTTAATATTAAAGAAAGATACTCATGAAGGGGCCTAAGAAGACTTTGGGTCCAACTATCTACCATGGCAAATACACGTACCTTACCCGCAGGTTCATCCTTAAACTGCAATTGACCTAAGTAATTGATATGTCTATCAAATGCTAAAGGTTTCCTTGCAACCTGGTGATTAGCCTTATTACCTTCATCATAAATGGTGCAGGCAGTAAGAAACTGATCAAGCAGCTTTTCAGACTTCGTCTCCCTTATCAGAACCTTAAAAGGATCTAAGAGGGGGCTACACCTGATATATGCTGCATCCAAAAGGATGCCCTGTCAAGAGCAGAGACTTCCCGGTGATGAAGTTAAGAATATCTCAAATTGAGAAGGACTCAACCGTGGTATCTTAAAAGCTTTCAAAGAGGAAGAAGTATGTACTTCTAACCATCTCTGAATCTCCTTAAGAACCATATCATTACCAGAAAACCTGTCTGTGATAGTATTCAGCTTGAGAGTCCCTGGACCAGAAATAATCCGGTAAAGGGAAAATAAAGAAGAATACATCCGAACCATGTTAGGGGAATGCATTAAAAGCATTTTCCTATCCCTGGATCGGATTCACCTAGGCAGACCTGCTCTACACAATCTAGGCAGAGGAAGATCAGGGCAAAGCTCTCTCATTGATTTGAGGGGGTCGCCCGCGACCTTTTTCTGAATAGAAAGCTGGGCTACTTTAAGATACTGAATCGTGTAAGCACTTCCGTGATGAGAATTCATCACAAGGAGGTAGTTACCGAACCTGTAGAATAAACGTACCCTAGTTAGTACCTCATTCTTCCGAATAGACAGAGAAACAATTCTCCAACTATTACGAAAGAATGCTAGAAACCCTTTCGGGTCTCCAAGTGAGATCATATTAGCCGACTCATATACTTTATGCTGGATAGTGAAAATTTTATTTTTCATAATTCAATATAATTATATTAGTCTTAGTCATTTACCTCTATCTATCCAATGGATAGAGGATTTGATTGGTTAATATTTCCGCTGTTCCTGTAAAGGGACGGCAGACCAAAAGGAACCACCTTGAGGTTCAATCCAGTGATGGATTGAGTTACCTCGGGTCTCCTCGCCACACTACACTCCAATGGTAATGAAAATTACTATTGCACGTAGTCTACCTTACGGTAGAATCCTCCTTAAGGGGAGGAAAAGGTTCGGATGAGGCAGTCTCACGACTGCCTTGTTGGTTTCCTCTAATCGAAAGAT